TTGTAAGAAATGAAATACTGAATCATTCATGGGGTGATGATTTATTTTACCCAACAAATTATCTAGCTCAAATTGTATGGAGACAAATTAATCAAACAGTTGTGAAAGCTAGAGAAGCTATGGACTGGTTACAACAAATGAGCAGGCTTGCAGCAATAGAAGACTTGCCGGTAATTTGGAGCACGCCAAGTGGATTTGTTGTTTTGCAACAATACAGAGACATTAGAAGCAGGCGCATTGAGACAAAACTTGGTGAAGGAATTGTAAAACTTTCAATTAATGAAGAAGGCAATAGATTATCAAGAAGAAGGCAGCGGTCAGGCTGCAGTCCAAATTATATTCACAGTCTCGATTCAGCCATGATGAGTTTAGTAACTTGTAAAATGAAAGCTCAGGGAGTTCACCATTTTGCAATGATACATGATTCTTATGGAGTCCACGCTACTAACGTAGAAAAACTGTCAAAGTGTTTACGACAAGTTTGCGTAGACATATTCAGTGAAGACCTGCTGGCCAAATTCAGAGATGAAGTCCATGATATGCTCAGTGCCAGGAATCAGGCCAAAATTCCACCAATGCCAAAAAAAGGTAAATTAATTTTAGAGCAGGTACTTGAAAGTGACTACTTCTTTGCTTAAATATATAGTAACCCTCGAATTACTATATATCCGACACCTTATGATTAAGCGAAACAATCAACACCAACCAATAGGTGAACTATGGAAAACAAGAATATTGTTACACCTAAGGGAGTGCTGGTTTATCCACACTTAAATAAAGCTGATACGAAATTTGATAAAGATGGCGTATGGCGTGCAAGCCTTAGGTTAGACAAAAAAGACGCTGAAGATTTAATTAAACAGATTACTGAACAAATTGAATCTAAAGCTGCAACTGAAACTCAAGCAAGAAAGAAAGCAGTTAAGGTTGCTAATCCACCATATTCAGAAGATGAAGAAGGTAACATGGTTTTTAGTTTCAAATTAAAAGCTGGTGGTACTAGAGATAATGGTGAGAAATGGAGTCAAAAACCAATACTTTATGACAGTAAAGGTAATGTTTTTGACCCTAAAGATAAGATTATTTGGGGTGGAACTGAAGCAAAAGTAGCTTTTCAGTTTATCCCTTTTTATGTTGGCGCTATAGGCGCTGGCTGCTCCCTTCGATTAAAAGCTGTACAAATCCTCAACCTGATAACTGGCGGAGCTGACGCTTCTTCTTATGGATTTTCTAAAGAAGAAGAAGGCTTTGAAGTTAAAAAAGATGAAGTTGAAGTTGAAGTCCAACAAGAAGCTTCGGACTTTTAATTATCGCTCAGGTTTAGAGGAAAGAATAGCAAAACAGTTAGAGGATTTAAAAGTGAAATTTAATTATGAAACTTTGACAATCCTCTATACCAAACCAGAGGAAAGCGGACGTTATACGCCTGACTTTATTTTACCAAATGGAATCATCATTGAAGGTAAAGGTCAGTTTGTAACTTCTGATAGGAAGAAACATAAAATTATCAAAAATCAATTTGGTAATAAGTATGACATTCGATTCGTTTTCTCAAATTCCAAATCAAAAATAGGTACAAAATCCAAAACGACTTATGGTTTTAAGTACGCAGATAAAGAAATTCCTCGAAGCTGGATAAATGAAAAACATAATGCCAAGACGACACACTGATTTAATTTTCGTTCATTGCTCATGCACGAAACCATCTCAAGATTTTGATATTAAAGATATTGATAGATGGCACAGAGAGAGAGGCTTTTTAAAAGTCGGTTATCACTTTGTCATTAAACGAGATGGCACAAAACAGATAGGCAGAGGACTGATGGAGGCTGGTGCACATGTGAAAGCATATAATCACCGCTCCATTGGTATCTGCCTTATCGGTGGCTCTGCTGAAATAGATATAAAAATTGCTGAAGCTACTTTTACTCCTGAGCAATACGCAACACTTTATAATTTAATCATAGATTTAAAAAAACAATTTCCTGAAGCAAAAGTTTTAGGACACAATGAAGTAAGCGCGAAAGATTGTCCGAGTTTCAATGTTCAAGAATGGTTAGTAAAAAAAGAATTAATTAAACCACCAACAATAACAACACCTGAAGAAAAGGTAGAGCTGGAAACAGCTCGCGAAAAATACAGAAAGGAGCAACTTGACATATTCAGTGGTCAGCGAAAAGAAAAATGATTTTATAAGACATGAGCCTTGTCCGAGCTGTCAATCAAGAGATAACCTCGCAAGGTACTCAGATGGCTCAGCCTATTGCTTTGGTTGTTATTACACTGAGAGAAGCATGGCAACTATTGTATCAATTTCAAAACCAAAATTATCAGTAAATTTTATTGATGGTAATTATACCAACTTAAAGAAAAGAAAAATTACAACTGATACTTGCAGGAAATTTAATTACAGAGTTGGCACGCATAATGGAAAACAAGTTCACATTGCTAATTATTATAATAAAGATTTAGAACTTGAAGCGCAGCACATTCGCTATCCAAATAAAGATTTTATATGGATAGGTGATATTAAAAATGTTCTTCTGTTCGGACAAAACTTATGGCGTGATGGCGGTAAGTTATTAGTCATAACAGAGGGCGAGTTGGATTGCCTTTCAATTTCACAATATGTATTTCAAAATCGCTATCCTGTTGTATCTATCCCTAGTGGTGTTCAGTCAGCTCCAAAGTACGTTGCTGCTAATATCGAATGGTTAGAGAAATTTGAACACGTAACCTTTTGCTTCGATAATGATAAGCAAGGTAAAGAAGCTGCTGTTAAATGTGCAACTCTGCTTACTCCATCTAAAGCAAAAATTGCCAGTTTTCCGCTAAAAGACGCTAGCGATATGGTGCAAGCTGGTAAAACTAAAGACTTAGTAGACTGTGTTTGGGGTGCTAAGATTTATCGTCCTGATGGAATAGTCAGCGGTAATGAAACGTGGGATTTAATAATTGCAAACGATACTGAATCTACATGCGATTATCCTTTTGTTGGACTTAACAGAAAACTTAAAGGTTTGCGCAAAGGTGAAATTGTTACACTTACTGCAGGCACAGGAATAGGTAAAAGCCAAGTTTGCAGAGAGATAGCTCATCATTTAATTAGAAGAAATGAAAACGTAGCATACGTAGCATTAGAAGAATCAGTTCAACGTAGTATGCGTGGATTGGTTTCTGTCTCTTTAAATAAACCGATTCATCTACAAGAAGTAAGAGATGAAATTCCTGAAGAGGAAATACGTGAAGCTTATGACACACTTCGTAAGAATATTTTTTTCTATGACCATTGGGGGTCAAGTGATTCACAAAACCTAATGAGTAAAATTCGATATTTAGTTAGGGGTTGCAACTGTAACTGGATAATCCTCGACCATATTTCAATAATGATTTCAGGTATGCAAGATGGTGATGAGAGAAGATTAATAGATAATACAATGACACAACTTCGTAGCATTGTAGAAGAATTAAAATTTGGTTTGATTATTGTCGCACATTTAAAAAGACCGGTTAATACTAACAGAGGACATGAAGAAGGATTAACAACTTCTTTATCACAACTTAGAGGCTCTGCTGGAATTGCACAACTCTCTGATATTTGTATCGGTTGTGAACGCGACCAGCAATCAGATGACAATCCTAACTTAATGACAATGAGAGTTTTAAAAAACAGATTTACCGGAGACACAGGGATTGCAACTTACTTACAATACAATCCTGAAACGTGCCGCCTAATAGAAGAAGGATATAATTTTAATGGTAATGGACAAACGAATGATACAGGACATAGAGGAGAAATTGATTACTAATTTTATAGATGAGTTTCTTCAAACTGACCCTGACTTTGAATTATTAACTCAAGATGAGAAAGACAAAACTTTTGGAATCTACCACACTATCTTAAAGGCAGTTTATAAATCTTCCGTTCATGAAAATGTTTATCCAATTATTTATGCGACTGACACAGCTTCTAAAAAAGTTGTTGAAAAAGCGATAACAAAAATTTCCGATTTAGTTCCTGATGTAAATAAAATTACTGTTTCAGTAGTTCATTAGGGGGGTACAATCATACAGCTCAACTCGATTAAGGCTTTCAGCGTGGAGATATGAAGGAAAAAATTTTAAAAAATGACGAAATTTGTATTCGATATAGAGACAAATGGATTATTGGACGTTTTAAACACCATACATTGCATAGTCTTAAAAGATATAGAAAATGAAAAAGTTTATAGCTTTACACCTGACAAGGTAGAAGAAGGTTTAAAACTTTTAAGTGAAGCTGACGAAATAATTGGACACAACATTGTCAAGTTTGACATTCCGGCAATTAAAAAGGTTTATCCTAACTGGAACACTAAAGCTAAAATTACTGATACGATTATTTGTTCAAGATTAATTTGGTCAGATATAAAAAATAAAGATTTTCAGCATTATCAACGCTATGGATTTAATACTAAGCTCATAGGCTCTCACTCCTTGAAGGCGTGGGGTCTGCGATTAAACCTCCATAAAGGTAGGTTTTCTGAGACTTCT